ATACAGGTCAAAACAAATGGGATACTGATTTCGGGGTTGCATCCCTGACGACATTATTCCACGGTTGGGAAGATGGCAACGCACTTATTGAGTTCCCATCAACTCATGCTTCTGAAGGAATTAAAGCCTTAGTTGAACAATTAGTAACCTGGTATCCAGATTCACCCAAGAGTCAAAAGACAGATACCGTGATGGCATTTTGGTTCGCTGAACTTGGATGTCGTGACAGAGTAGCAAACGCTACAACATTTGCTCGTACACATAACAGTATCAGTATGTTCCATACTCGTTATGACCGCAACCGACAAATCACTTTACAACTAGACGACATATACTCATAGAATAGGACTAGTGTGCCACTTTCCCTAGACGAAATTAAAACTAACTACGAACGCTACAAGCAAGCCTTTGCTGACCGCGATACTCGTATGGAGCAAATCCTTCTTGTTCGTAAAGGTCGGATGCGTGATGTATTCCCAGATTTATTTCCAGACGGTCCATTTGAGAACCCTATTGTTGCAAACATGGTGGACATTGCAGCAAGAGATTTATCAGAGGTAATCGCACCACTTCCTGCTTTCAACTGCAACTCACCAACTATGGTGTCAGAGAAAGAACGCAAGAAGGCTGACAAGCGCGAAGAGATTGTAAATGGAATTGTTGACTTCTCTGATTTACAAACCCAGATGTTTACTGCTGCTGACCGTTATGTATCTTACGGTTTTGTACCAGCACAGGTTGAGGTTGATTTAGATAACAACATGCCAAGAATCCGTTTCTTAGATTCTTATGGTTGCTATCCAATCATTGACCGCTTTGGCAAAGTCCATGGTATGTATCAAAGAATTAAGAAGCCTCTGGCTGACTTAATGGCTTCATATCCAGAGTATGCCCATCTTTTATATGATAAAGATTCAACCAACTCAATGTTGGAAATTATTCGTTATCATGACAAAGACCAGGATATTCTATTTGTTCCTCAAAGAAACAACATAGTCATAGATAGAGCACCAAACCCTATTGGTGAGGTTCTTATTCGCGTAATCCAACGACCATCACTTGACTCTGAATCAAGAGGACAGTTTGACGATGTACTAGCAATTCAAGTTGCCAAGGCTCGTTATGCACTACTTTCGCTTGAGGCTGCAACTAAAGCAGTTCAAGCACCACTCGTAGCCCCTAGAGATGTAAGTGAGATAGCCCTTGGACCAGACGCTGTTATTAGAACTGAACGACCTTCAGATGTTCGTAGATTATCTATTGACATACCACCAGGTGCTTTTGCTCAACAGCAAGTACTTGAAGGAGAACTTCGTTTAGGAAGCCGTTACCCTGAGTCACGCACAGGAAACATTGATTCTTCAATCGTTACAGGTCGTGGTGTTCAGGCTCTTATGGGTGGATTTGATACACAAATCAAAACAGCCCATGCAATGTTTGCTCGTTCCTTTGTTGAGTTAATTGGACTTGCATTAAAGGTAGACGAAAAAGTTTTTGGCGATATGGAAAAGAATCTACGCGGTGTACGCAATGGAGTTCCATACGCAATTAAATACAAGCCAAGTCGTGATATTGATAAAGACTACACAGTAGATGTTCAATATGGACTTATGGCAGGACTTGACCCAAACCGTGCATTAGTGTTCGGCTTACAGGCTCGTGGAGATAAACTTATATCTCGTGACTTCCTACGCCGTCAGATGCCGTTTTCATTTAACGCAACACAAGAAGAAGAAAAAGTTGATACAGAAGATTTGCGCGATGCAATGAAGCAGGCTATTGCCTCTTATGCTCAAGCAATTCCAGCACTTGCATCTCAAGGACAAAATCCTTCAGACATTTTGTATAAATTATCAACTGTCATTAACCAACGCCAAAAGGGTACACCTATTGAGCAGGCGGTATCTGAGGCGTTTCAACCACAGAATCCCCCACCTGGCGCGATGATGACCCCTGAAGGTGTAAGTCCCGAACTTGTTGGGCAGGCAGGTGCGGTCCCCCCAGGTGAGGGGCAACTTCCAATGGGACTAAGTGAAACTGGTCGTATGCAAGGTGTGGCTCCAGGACAAATTGCTCCAGGTGGTCGCCCAGATGTTCAGTCGCTTTTAGCAAGTTTGACACAAAGAGGAGAACCTAATCTTCAGGCTTCCCTCGTTAGACGACTACCAGTTGCGTAAGGAGGTGACACATGAAGAAATCCCTAGCAGGAGGAAAGAAGCCTAAGAACCAAGGTTCAGCAGGCAAGGCTCCAACACAGAAACCAATGATGGCAAAGAAAGCATCATCAAAAGGTGGCAAGACATATTTCTCAAGCAATCCAAGCGGAACTCGCGGTTCACGCAGCAAGTAATTAATAAACCTGAGTAAGTTTTAAAACTGCTCATAATTTTAAATATCCGAACTTAGGTGGGAGGAAAGATGGCGAAGGCTAAAGAAAACAACTTTCAGGTATCAGCAACAGGCGGTGCTGGAACTAATGGACAACCAGCAAGATACGCTGCAGGTATAGATAACGCACAGGATTTTTATGATATGCAAACAAGTGCCCCAATGTCAGGACAAAACCCTGCCATAAAGCCATCACCTTCAGGTAATCGTGCATTTCGTACAACTGGACAAATGCCATTTGTACCAATGGATGCAGCAACAACTCGCCCTGAAGAAGATATTCTTACTGGAGCAACAACTGCCCTTGAAGGTATGTATGCTACAGACCAAACTGCAATGGGTGAAGATGCTGACCGTATGCGCCAAGCACTTCCATATTTAGCAATAATGGCAGAACTACCAAGTACATCTAATTCTTTCCGTAATTATGTAAGGTATCTAAAAAGCGTACTATGAGTTTTAGCGACCTGCTCGGAAACGCAGCACAGAAACTGCAAGGTAATGGGTTTGCCAATGAAATCGGCTTACCAACAATGTTGTTTGACCTTTCTTCTGTGTCATCCAATGATAAAAGTTGGGTAGGAGATGCGTTTAATTTTGCAGGTAACGCTTTTAGAACTACATTACAGGCAACAACTTATCCAATTCGTAAGCCAATAGGCGCTACATTTGATAAAGTTTTACTTCCAGCAGCGATGACTTCTTATGAAACTGGTGGTCGCTTCTTACGCCAACCTTTATCTGCAGCACTTACAACAGTTGCTACTTTAAATCCTAAAAAGGCTTGGGAAAATCGTGACGAAATATCTCCAGGTCAAGCGTTAGCATATTTACAATCAATACCAGGACTTCCAGGTAGTATTGGTGAAAAAGATTTTGCTCCAGATTTTGATATATTTGACCCTAATGACCGTAAAGTGTTTGAAGATGATTGGTCACTTAGGACTCTTAGCGGTACTTACGATACATTTTTTACAACAGTAACAGACCCACTAGGTAAACTAGGTAAGGCTGCAGGTCTTGCTCGTAAAGCAGTTGTAACTCGCCCACTAGGTGCAACAGATGCTAACGCAAATACAATAATGCGTGATTTCTTTATGCCTAGAACTTTGCGTTCTGTTAAAGTTATATCTCCACAGACTTTGGCTAAGACAATTAACGAAGGTCGTGAAGAAGGCGGAGAACTTTACAACACATTATCTTGGTTTGCTAAATCAGATAGGGTTGCTATTCGTAATCATCCAATGATTCAGCAATCTAATGATGCTGATACTTTGGCTTATTTACTTGGCGAAGCAAAAACTACAGATGATGTTGCAGATACTCTTATTGCTACAGCCCGTCTTGGTACAAATAAACAAATTGGTGCTGCTTCTGCTCGTCTTATTGGTAAACGCCGTGATTTAGCATTTGTACTTGATAAAATTAATGACACAACAGATTTAGATAAAAAAGTTTTAAATAATGTACCTACTAATGGTATTACAGATGATGTTAATAAATTAGATTCAGCCACTGAATTAGTTAAACAAGTAGAGGCTGACCCTTATTATCGTATGATTCGTTCATTTAATGATAAGGCTGCAGATTTAAGTAAGCGTACATTTGGTAAACCAGTATTTGAAAAATTGGCTATTAGCCGTGCTGAAAGCAAAGCAGCAAGAATTAAGGGAATAGACCAACCTACTAAGTTTCCAACTGTTGGAGTTATACAGCCAACTAAGTATCATCCACTTATTGCAGTTGTAAATTTTGGTATGAAAAAAATTGGTGATAGTTTTCAAGAAAAACCAGCAGGGTATGTTAACTTTAACGACTCTGATTCATTTGGTGAAATGACTGCATTTGGTGAACAACTTCGCCGTTTAGTTGGTAGAGATATAGCACAACCAATAGTTGATGAACATACAAGAGCCTATATGCGTGCTGGTGGTTTACCAGAATTGCGCTCAACAGTAGCAGTTTCTTTTGAAGATTTAGCAGTTAGTGCAGTTAATAGAAGTCTTGGATTAACTGATGAACAAGGTGCATTTATTTGGAATCAATATAAATCCCGCCGTCAAACTGCATTAGATACTGTTCGTGACCGTAAGTTCTTAATGACTAATGACGATGTTATTCTTAAGATTCCTTACCTAGAGCGCCAAGGTGCTAACGCACTGCCTATGGTAGACCTAGAAAATTATTCCCGTGTTCTTAAGGCTAACATGGGTGTACTTAAAAGTATTGGTCGCAAGGGTGAAATTATTGACCCAGATACAATGCGGTATGTAAGTGGTATTTTAAATGATATGTGGAAGGCTTCAGTACTTCTACGCCTTGGTTATACAATACGAAATGTTAGCGAAGCAACACTATCTATCTTGGGTAAAGGTTATGGTTTATTAGCCCTTGGTGATTTAAACCGTGATGGATTTAAGTCTTGGTATAATAATCGTGTTCAAGGTGTAGAACGCCTTGCTGATAGAACACTTGTAAATAAAGGTTTGCGTGAAGATTCAATTCAAATACGCCGTAGCCTTGCAGAAACTCAATCAGAGATTTTTGCTACCGAAAAGGTTATTAATGAGGCTCGTCTTTATGCACAGGCTGCAGAGCGTTTATTTTTACAAGGTAAGTTAAACGAAACACAATATAAAGAATTACTTGAACTTTCCGAATATCTTTCAGGACAGTATTTATATCATGGCTCTACTACTCCTATTAGAGCACTAGATAATAATAAACCTTTGGCTATGTCATTTAGCGAAGATATTGCAGAACAATACGCAGATGCTGGTATGCCTCGCATATCTGCCTCTGAAATATACAAGCGTTTATCTGGTCGTGCTTATCCGTTACCTAAGAATTTAGAACGCTCTCCTGCTGCAGAAATTGGCACGCAACCAATCGTTGAGCGCATTAGCAATGAAGCATTTACAGAACTTAACTCTTATGTAAATGGAGATTTTGGTGATGTTCAGGCTGGATTACGCGACCCAAATTTTGCAGTATCTCGTGGAAAAAATGTTCCAGAACTTCCAAAAGGGTTGCAAAGAACAATTCAACGAAGCGTTCTTACTAAGCCATTAACTGTATATCGCGGAACAACTAACCGAAATAGCCCTTTTGCAACCGCGCAAGTTGGCGATATTATTGAAGAACCTGCTTTTGTATCAACAACTTACAATGATAATGTTGCTAGAAATTTTGCTACACCAAGTCCAATAGAAAAAGTTGATGTATTAAATCTTCAACCTGGTGGACCATTGACACTACCAGGTTCAATTTCTACACAAATAGAAATGAAACTTCCTAAAGGTTTAAATGCTTTAGATATTGCCGAAACCTATAATCAAATGAAAAACTTAGGATACGCAAATCTTCAACGCGAATCTATGCTGATGGTTAATAGAGAATCAGAAGTTCTTTTGCCAGCAGGAACAAAGTTTCGTGTTCTAAGCCGTGGTGGAGATGCTGAAAATGGATATGCGGTTACGGTTGAAGCAATACTTCCACCGTAACCGCA